TCTTCCTGGACAACGTCTACTTCCTCTTCCTGGACAACAGGTACTTCCTCTTCTTGGACAACGTGTACTTCCTCTTCCTGGACAACAGGTACTTCCTCTTCTTGGATATCGGATTGTGCAATAGTTTCTGCCAGTTTAATTGTTCTTATTGAAGGTGGTATATTTACCCGTTTTATAAAGGCTTTCATTGACTTAGTGAACCAATTTTTGAAATCTTTTACAACAAACTGTCGTTGAAATGATTCTGTTAACATTCTCATATTTCCTTTTGTGTGATAATTTGCAATAAAATTATTGACCACATCTATTAATCTATATTTGTTATACACATTTAGATTAGCATAATTAAAGAGACGTTTTCGTTTTTTTGAATTAACATAATTATGAAATAAGTAAAACGTGTTTTTAAAATCAGTCTTTGTTTTTAGTTCTGACATCTTTATTTTTGCTAAAAAATTGCTAGCATCGTTTGAACATTCAGGACAAGGTAAAAATTTACATATTCTTACAATAAGTTTAAATAATTCATTCGAGACATATGGATACGCTTCTTCGTTTATTTTTTCCCCTAATGTATGAAAAAGTGTCCAAACAGCAGGTCCCCAAACTTCGGGTGGTGACATTTATTATATCTAATGTAAACATAAAAAATATAAAGATAAAACATAATATTATGAAATGTCAAAATATAACATAGAAGGCGGAATAAATTTTTTTGAAGAATTATATAAATCCCTAGATATTGAAGAAAATCCGCAAAAAACGATTGAAGATACAAATATGTGTTTAATTTCAAATGAACCATTAACAGACAACCACTTCACTATGGTTTGTGGTCATAAATTTAATTATATGCCTCTATACTATGATATAAAAAACCACAAACAAAAGTTCAATGTACTTGAAGGTAGTTATAGTCGTTTGAATACAGATGAAATAAGGTGTCCTTACTGTAGAACAAAACATCAAGGGCTGCTACCATACTATGAAAATTTAGGGTTCGAAAAATTACATGGCGTCAATTTTATAGACCCTAATTATAAATCATATAATGCGTCATCGTGTTATTATAAGACGTGCCAATTTATATACGCCAATCCAAATTTTGACCCAAGTGGAAATAATCCTGTAGAAACACACCAAACTAATTCAGGCAATTGTAAGTTTTTAAAATGTTTTGTATTAGGTTCGCAGTTGAATTATTATCACGGTGTTATTGAAGGTGAAAACTATGGAGATGAAAAATTTTATTGCTGGAATCATAAAAAACAAATGGTTAAGAAATACAAGAAAGAAATAATTTATAAGCATAAAATGGAAAAAAAACAGGCGTTGTTGAAGGAAAAAGAAGAGGCTAAAAAGGCAAAACAAAAAGAAAAGATTGAAGCGAAAGAGAAAGAAAAAGAGGAAAAACGTAAGGCTAAGGAAGATGCGAAGAAAAATAAAAATATGAAAAAAATAAAACAAAACGATGAAAATATTGTCTTAGGTCCTTCTATAGTTGTTGATGAAACTGTGCATCAAGACATGACAATAAGCGAAGATACTATGGGTTGTATTGAAATTCTAAAGTCGGGGCCTAGTAAAGGTAAAAAATGTGGTTGTAAAGTAGTTTCGGATAATATGTGTAAAAGGCATAAGAACCACTTTTAGAACCACTTTTAGAAAAAGTGGCGCAAAATTTGGCTCAACCTTTTCTAAAGGTTCATAAGGTAAAAATTTGGCTCAACCTTTTCTAAACGTTCATAAGGTAAAAATTTGGCTCAACCTTTTCTAAAGGTTCATAAGGTAAAAATTTGGCTCAACCTTTTCTAAAGGTTGATAAAAACAATATAAATATAAAATAATATACTAATTATTTATTATGGAAACCAAAGAACAGCTAGTAAACAATATTAAAGACTGGCTTAAAATGGACAATGAAATTGCTGAATTAAAAGCTCAAATTAAAGATAGAAATAATAAAAAAAAGGGCCTCACCGAAAATTTGGTAACAGTTATGAAGACTAATAAAATAGACTGTTTTGATATAAATGGTGGTGCATTAGTTTACAAAACAAATAAAGTTAAAAAACCTATCAATGGTAAAACATTGTTATCCGCTCTACAAAATTATTATAAAAGTGACCCTAAAATGGCAGAAGAACTTGCAAAACATGTACTAGATAGCCGAGAAGAACAAATAAAAGAAACTATTAAACGCAAGATTGATAAATAAAAAGTTCGCACACTAAAGAAATAAGTAAAGAAAATAAGTTAAAAAAATAACATTATGTTTATGTATAATAATTATGGAAAATGAAGAATATAATCCGGAGGAACCATTTTATTATAAATATAAAGGGGTTGATTTTTTAACAAGTGATTTAGAAATAGAACCCATAAGATATCACCATATTTATATATGTTGTTATGATGTAAATGTGGAAGGAAAGTATCCTTTTTTAAGATTTTTATTATCTAAACCATATTTGAATGCTGAACTATCCTTTCCACAATTATATTTGTTACAAAATCTAACGTCGTGTGAATTAATAAACAATGCAAAGGCTTATTTGTGTGACTTAATGATGGTAGATAATGATAATGATAATTTTAAAAAATCGATACACCACAGCGGATATTTTGAGACCAATGACGATTTATTTTTATTTTTTGATATCACAAAGTGTGTTTTAAAACTAAACGACACATATAAAACCAATCATATATGGTTAGCTCTTCTAGATGAAATCGTCAATTATAAAAACGTATGTAATATGCCTATCGATTATTCTGTAGTAAATTTTTTTACAACTAATGAAAATTTTTGCTTTTTATTAGATGAAAGAGATACACATTATGAATCACCTTTAGTATGTTATGTGAATAAACCAGTAAACAGACTAAATTTTACATTTATATTTGGACAACCAAAAATGGATAAAAACGGTTTGTTAGGTCCGTTTTATTATTTTAAAGATTTTAATACCGCTTTTTCAAACACTACTTCACCTAATACATGTAATCTAGAAACTAGTAATGAAATATTCACAAATACTACAGTTAATTATGGAATTGTTAGATTTGCAGTATTTTTAGGACAGATGAAACTTATAGAAAATGATATAAATGACAATGTAGATGAATCAGAAATATCGGCTGAAAGATTAGAAGACGATAGTTTAGATAAAAATATGGAGCGTTTGACACATCGAATATCAGACCGCGATGGCAAATGGGCACAAGAATATGACAGCGCCTATGTAGGTTGTGTAGAATTAGATAATGGGACGTTAATTGAAGAACCAGTGCTAGTGGTAAAAGAATATAAACAACAAATACCGTTAAGTTATCATTTTGTCGATAAAAAAACATTACACAAAAATAGTAAGGAATATTCTATAATGTAAACAATGCAATACAAAATACAACCTTTATGGAAACTCATCTTACTATAAAAAATTAAATACATATTTATTTAATTTTCTATCTAAAATAATCTAAAACTATTATAGTAAATGAACGCAATAACATTGGTGGGTATTTCGATTATAGTTTTTTATAGTTTAATTCAAATACTTAATTTTTACGGTGTAGGACAAGACACATATGGTATTTATATTTTGTTTTATATTTTTATTATATTATCTACAATAATATTGCCAAAAGACTACCCGAAACCTTAAACAAAACTATTGTTTGTGTAGTCATGATTATCTATATTTATTTTAATATTTAAAAAATGGTTGTCATCAATTATTTTTTTAATAGTATTTACATCTATTTTATCCTTTAAATTATCAAATATTTCACTTTCCATTGGTTCGCGATTATTTAAACTAATAAACAAATTAATAAAATCGGAGACAGCCTTATTGTTGCTTTCATTTGCCTTTTTTATTTTATTTTGTTTATCCATTTGTGTTTTAATGTTTTCATTAATAACTTTAGCGCGATTTTCATCATTAAACCACGGATTTCTATATTCATTTGTAGGAATTAATATATCGCAAATTTCAGGTTTTACAATTTTATCAAACGCATTATGAGAATTAAAATTACTTTTGAATTGAGCAACAATTTTTTCTGGAATATTAGGACTTGTTTCCATTAAACGGTCAAACTCTTCTTTACTCATTTTCACCATTTGTTTGACATCTATTCTCTCTGAAGGATGTTTGGCTAACTCTATTTTAATATTACGATAAAATTTATCCCAAGCAATACTACTTACTCTGTGGGCCTCATTTAATTGTGTTATCTTTAGAAATTGTTGTATTGTTGTTATAATTCCTGCTAAAATGTTAAATCCACCTACTACCATTACATAATAATTTTGGTAGGCAATAGGAACACGTTCTTGGGCAAAATTTGCTGTACCTGTAAGGGTTGATATTACAATTACTGGAATAGTGTACCACGCGTTTAAACTAGAATATAGTGCGTTTGATTTTGAATGTAGCCATCGATAACACATAGCTTTGTCTGCCCATTCAATCAAAATGGTTTCGTGTTCAGGTGTCCATTCAATTTCTTTTGTTTTTTCAAGTTCTAAGACATCGCCTTTTTCGCTCAAATTTTCTTCCATATATTTTAACTCAATAAAAATAATAATAAAAATATTATAATTTATAAAAATTAACGAAAAATATTTTAGAAATCAAAAATATTTTATAAAAAATAATATTATTTAATTTTATTATGGAAACTAGATTAGTAAAATTAAAGGGGGAATTTAATAATATCATAACTATTCGAAATACTGTTAAGAATGTATTTGATATTCTTCAAGTACGAATAAATAAGTTGAAATTATTTTATTCTGAATTTATTAAAAATAGTAAAAACGATATGTTTGTTTTTGGGTTAGATTCTTTTCGGTTTCAAAGTAAATTAATTGATATTGAGTATGATGATATGAAACGGTTGTTTTTAGCAATAAATAATAGGATGTATTGTGAATATTTTAAATTACATAAAATTATTGTGGAATACATTTTAACCAATATTGATGATAAAAAGATTACGGATATTGTCAAGGTAAATAACTATCCTGTTTACAAAGATTTGGAGCCGTATAAGGAGTATAAATTTGAGACGATATTAGATATTCACGAAAATATATTAAATTTATTGAACATTTTAATGGGTAGTTTGTCAAATAAAGAAAATGAATTGAGTATACATAAAACAAAACAGCGTATAGGTTTAAATATAGACAACTTTATTACAACTTTTAGTTTTAATATTATTGTGTTGAGAGAGAAAATAATAATGTTTATCACATATATCGAATTTTTTCATAAAATGCATACCAAATATTTAACACGTTTTAGTAATAAAATTCAATTAATGCATACGCATATTAATAATGATATTAAGTTTGATGAAAATATGAATAAAAAAGATGGAGAGATTTCGGAAGAAATGTTTGATAACAATATATACGACAACCAAAATTTTGGTATGAATTCCGATTTTAATACATTGTCTGATAAAGAAAGTAGTATAACATTGGAGACACCATTAATGCAAATACAAGACTACGATGAAATAAATAGTAGCAGCAGACCAAGCACACCTGGCTCAACAAGTACAACAACTACAAATAATAGCTTAAGTAATGCATTTGTTAATATAATAGGTAGAAATAGAGCGGATACCTCTGATACAAAAAGAAATATAACAGAAATCATTAAAGATAATGTTGCTAAGGTATCTAATATCTTTCAAATATGCAAACCAAAAAATAATAAAATAGTTGAGCCTAAATTATCAAGCGAAGAATTGGACAAAATGTTTATAAATGTAAATACTACAATTGAGATACCAAATGATGAACACAAAGAGAATATTGGTTTATTTATAACTGATATGAATGAATTAAAAGAAGTAATGCAATTTACAAATAGTGAAAATAAAGATGACAATTTAGTTTTGGATGAATTTATTAATCCAAACTTGTTGAATGAAGAAACAGTTGACACCATAATATTTACAGCGAATTATAAAGAAGATGTTGCGA